GCCGTTTTGTGTAGTTGCGAATTGTTTAAACACCTCAGCATAATGTTTGAGGAGCACGGGCACTTCGCTAAAAGTAAACCATGCGGCATAAATGCCTTTCGCTACGTCTTGGAGCCATTCTGATATGGTTCCATCAAACCTGGAGTAATCGGTTTCGACTACAGGTTTTCTACACAATTTGGCTAATCTTAGTGCGATTGTGATAGGTTCCTGCCCTGGCCCGTACCAGGGCATACGTTTCAGTACTGCCTCTTTAAAAGCATAAGTAAATCGTGACATGCCAATCGTCAAAGCGACTAGACACGTGGATATTATGCGAGGATCTGAAACGTTCCCGTATGGTTCCGCTTTTATGAAAGTCTGGATCTTGTTTTTCCCCCCTAATCCCAGCAGATGTAGGGCCTGTTGTGTTCGGCTCTTCTGCGTGGTTCGTTGTTGGCGAGATTCGACTTCATCAATTGTCAGCGGTGTACCGGTGCCCCGTATGTCTGCGGGCACCATGCGGTCGGTGAACTCATTCTTGTATTGCTCATATTCGGCTGGTGGTATTGTCTTATTCATCACATCGGTTACGCGGCCTTTAACAGCCACTTCATCGGTATCCAGACAGCGTCTGGCAAATAGAGCCGGTTCGGCTACTAATGGACTACTAACAGAACGACCAGTGTCTTTGTCGTCACCTAATGGTAAGCTAGCTAGAGGTCTGTATGAGGTGATTAATGCATTTGTTTTTATTACATTGGGTCGGTACTCAAGTTGGGCTCCAGAGACTGTTAATATCTCATAGAGCAATGCTGCCTCAATCTTTGCAGATTTAGGAAAAGCATCCTGAATATAAACCTCGATATCACCTACAGTAAAGGCAGTTGTTTTTGCCTTAATTCTTGCAAGCAGGGCTTGAAACAGTCTTGCTGGTAGCTCGACTGACTCACGCCTTCCATCTATTGCTAAAGAGAGCATTCCGGAAATGGGTTCGTAAACGGAGATTATACCATTCTGTAGGTATTTACGCCTGCTAATCGGTTTGCAGTTCGGCATGGTTTTCGCCAAGACTGCTGGTATCCGAAAGCTAGGAAAGAGGCCAACGACTCGATGGCTGGTGCCTGAATCGCTAACTACTTTTTGTTCAATGTCAAAGATGACGGTGTCACCGGCATGTGGGCCATATTCCAATGTGGCCCTTACGGTATCGCGGTCATAGTCCCACAGCATGTGTTTGTATCGTCCTCCCCCTGCGATCTCGTACACTACTTCATTGCCCTCGAAGTGATAGCAGCTATCGATGGAACGTTTAGCTGCTGCTTCAGGGACAACTGTGTATGCAAGTATGGGGAGTCCGTATGCTAAATACTTATCCATCGGGACGTGGAACTCCACATCCGTAAAGACAAGCACATGGTTGTCCTCCACTAGGTCATTTCGGTACTTGGTTTTTAAGTCCTTGTCCCAGTAGAAAATTCTTTTTCCGCTATCACCACGGGCCTGATCAGCCCGTGACATTGATAGATGATAAGGTACACGACCAGCTCTTCTTATGGTTCGAGCCATTTCAGCATTGCAGGAGGTCCTTTCGGACGCTGCTTTGCCGTGCGTATGTGTTTTGGGTGATCCGAAAATTGGTATCTCGGACACCCGCATTATTGGCCGTAGGTCTGTGTATCTCTCTCCGTATTTTTCGACAAGCATTGAAAATATTTCGGGATCGAAATCTATCAAAAGCCTGACTGACCAATATCTTAGGGTCAAGTAATCGGAAATAAAGGTTATGAGCCTAGTTCCGAATACTAATCCTATTCCGAGCAGTATAGTTGTTACCGCGAGTGCCAGGTACAGCAACTCGTAGCCTACTGCTAGCGTACAGTCTCGAGTCAAGTTGGTGGCTGTCTCGATGACCGTGGCTCCTACAATCTGGGCGGCGCCCATCATGCAATCGGTTTTCCATTCAAAATGCACCCTGTCAGGGAAGCATAACTCTTGAAATTGAAGATTTGGTTTCA